AGTCAAAACAATAGCGAAGAGGTTAGTATTCTAGGATACAAGACAAAATATTTTCATATTTCCGACGGGGCTTCTAAGCGTATGTTCGAAAATATGAAGAAAGATAGACTCTCACCGGAATCGCTACTGAAATTTTTACACATGGAGGATAGGTTTCTTAAATTGGAACATATATCAGCATGCTCCGGAATTTCAAAACGAATTGAAGGGTATGGGTTATGTGATCAAATAAAGGAGGAGTTTTACGCGTACGATTTTTCATACCACGCTACACATTTAAAACAAATGGCTGAACCTCATAAAGTTATAAATCGAAGTATAACATGTTAAGAGTGTACAATAGAGCGCGTCTGTGTTTACCGGGTGTCATATTATAGACATTATCATATATATGAATTATCAGTCCCATGTCAGTTGATTCTCTATTTTCATCTATCCATCTATGGGCATCGGCCGCTATCATGAACTCATCTGTGCAGAGATACGAACGTTCTAGACGCCCCATACCGAACTCCTTATCATCGTCTCGTTCCTTTCGTATATATGAGCATATAATGTAATACGCCGTATCTATAAGAGACTCATATATATGAGGTGACCAACTAGAAGGTCCGTCATCTACACGAATAGCACTTCTATCCCACATGAAATGTACAAACTTTTCACGTGCGTCGTCCATTTGTTATATATCTCTCGTTTTCTTTATAACTGTTCAACTTTTGTACCTTTCGGAAATCTGTTTTTCTTCTTAGGGGGTGAAGGTGTCTTGTTTTTATTCATGACATTTTCGAGATCTTTTGCTAAATTATTATTCATTGCGTTAAGCTTGTTATTCAAGTTCTTTTTTCTCTGCATTTTCCACTCAGAAACTGTTCGGCGTTTGATATCATTGACACCTAATTTAAACGGGACACCCGCCTTATTTTTCTTTATATTCACCGTGTTTATACGTTTTTTAAGCTCAGTCACGTCTGAATTGATAGAAGGCATCACATTCCTGTATGTGTTCATCCACTTCTTACCGTATAATTTTTCAATATCTTTTTTAATTCCCATGTTCGTGAGACCTCGTGTTTCCAACACCTTTCCTTTAGCTTTAACTTTCTTGTTTACAGCTTTCGCAACCTTTTCAACCCTTTTAACATTGACCGGCAACGGTGTGGGAATGTTCAATTTCTTACATATAGTCTCGACCGTGTCGATATCTGAAATAGGTACACCCTTGGTTATCGCGATGGGCATGAGTTGTTCCTTAGTATACGCCATACATGGTTTGTTTTTAATAGTAAATTTACCGTAAACCTTACTCTTAATTTTGGCGCATATTTCAGGTTTTGTCGTTCTACCTGTAATGTCAACAATCCCTATTTTCTCAGCGACTGCTACTAATTTGGGACGAGGTATGGTCGCACACTTCTTAGATCCGATGCGTACACCGTTTTCACCATTTTTCGAACCATTTTTATTAAAATAGCTCACGGTATTACCTGTGTTTTTGATAGTTTTATTTTTAACTACACGCAACTTCTTAGCAGTTGGTTTAAAGTTTATATTTTTAAAATTACTAATCAATCCCATAACATTTAGCTCCTTTACGAGATCACTGCCAACGTTGTATGCATTATTTAAATCATTCGTGGTTTTAGCACCCATAATTTGTATTTTCCCCGATCTAAACAATTGAAATCCGTAATTCTTGTGTACCATTTTTAAAGATGGTCTTAGTTCCGGTTCGTATGAAGCGTTCCTCGATCTAGAAAATGCACGCGCTATATTAGCTAAATCCATAACACCGTTTGCTTGAAACGTACCAACCAATACAACGTATTTTATCGGATTGTATAGAAATTTAGAATTAGGTGTATACGTGTCTATGATATATTTCCGAATCATTTCTGGGTGTCGGATATTGTTGTTTAAAATACCACCGGAAAACTGCATCTTCCCGTTTTTATAAATCTTAACCATAAACTTACTCTCCAACCCATTTTCAAATATACGTCCATTTATTTCCGCTAAGAAATGTGCATGTTTATTTTTAGCGTTAGCGTTAGGTTTGACTGTAAACGTGTGTTTAGCACCTATGGCCATTCGCCCGTATCGCAATAATATACTATTTACTTCTACCCCTAACGTAGAACCCGGTGCGATGGGTTTTCGTTTATGTGGTTTTTTATACAGAATAGAATTTACGTCAACTGCATAATTACCGTCCATGGCATTTTGGTTTACTATCCCGTTAAAGATAGACAACTGTAAAGGCGAGATTCTCAATTGCGTAAAATTTGTACCGGATAATTTAGCACCTGCAATTGCACCAATCCGTCTGTTTATATTATTTACTGGTAATTGCATAGCGTTCTCCATCAACGCTCCGCGTTCCTGGTTCGTGAGATAAGGTGCACGCCTTATCATGTTCTGAGACGTGAGAGGGGTGTTCGAATTCGAATTTGAATTTTCAAATTCGTTAAATAAACCCATATATTACCCCTACATTTTTAATCAGTTCCCACCGACATTACAGGTTTCGCTGACATATCCGTGATATCGAGTCCGAATATAAACTCAGTACCGTTCTGCTCCATAGCCGGGAAAGTATCGTCACAGCTCTGGTACTTCATTGGTTCAGTGATTCGCTTGACCTTGATATCTCTCGTACCGAATGGACCTGCCCATATATCTTGATTCAGTGACTTGTTCAATACACCGTGGAACTCTGAATACTTTTTCTTGAAAAATTTAAGGGGACACTTTTTAGTAACATCGAATTCGACGCACGGTTCAGATAAGAACGATTCGAGGGGGCTACACGCAGTCGCTAGTTGACGCTGAATATCAGTGAAATAACGGGGTACGACGTTCCATACATCTTTATCGGGCCATTTTTGTGCGAATTCGAGATATGCGCGAACACATTTTTGTAAAATCGAAGGAATCTCGCGTTCAAGTTTGCTATCGAGAGTGGGATCTGCTTCCCTTACCTGTTTGGTAAAATCAACTGTAAGCACGCGTCGTAAGATACTCCCAGAATTATCGCGCCAATTCGGTACTTCGTTACCCCCAAGAATACCTGGTACAGTCCACTCGAAAGATTGCGCCTTCTCGTGCTTCACCGCAATAGACACATCTTCACCACTCACGATCGACTGGAATTCTGCCTGTTCCAGTGCTAAATCACCTTTGATTTCGGGTGCGATAAACATAAACCCATCCATAATAGCGGATAATCCAAACTTTCGTTCTACATTGTTCGACAACGTTTTAACATCTTCCGTGCAGTAGAATTTTCGGAACACTTTTGTGATCAGTGTAGATTTACCTGAGCGTGCAACACCTTTCAGGAAAGGGATACATTGCCACTTATCAATCTCGTTCACATCGAAGCATAGACGACCACCCAATGCAAATACCCACTCACATACATCTTTATTAAGCTGTTGATACTTCAGGATAGAGTCGAAAAACGGGGTTGGGATTTCTCGCCAATCTTTATTGCTGTAGTCTTCAAAATCGAGATCAAAGTATTTACTACTCACGATAGTTTGATCGAGATTCTTAAACTCGTTTGATTCATATGTGTAGAAACTCGCACGCCAATGAGGGTTATCAATCGCAGAGTTTGCATCGTCGAATTCTTTACCGATGAAGATCCCGTTCTTAAACGACCATACGTGGCGGTTCTTTCGAATCTCGGGAAATTGCATATCTTTTGTATTTTTTAAGTGTCGGATGAGATCTCCGTGACCAGGGGCGCGAGCTGTTAGATTCTTCCATAATTCAAACTGTACCTCCTTCTTTGCTACACCGTAGACATAGTCTTCAATCGTTTCGATCGGTTTCCATGCACGGGTTAGCGCACCTTCAGGGCTCTTAATCTGAGTACAACACTGTCCCTTGTATCGTCTAATTTGACGTCGGTATAAGTCCTTGAGAGTTTGTAATAAAGCCTGTTGGAACGGGTTTAATTCGTCTACATTTGTAATAGTGGACATTCGAAAAATTGACGGGTCGGTTTCGGGGTTAATTGGAACATATGTGGGATTGTTAATGCGTTCACTTATACGAGCGTTGCGGAATACGATTTGCCAGGCGTCATCGACCTGATCAATCAGGCGGTTGATACGAACTGAAATTTTCATATCGTTATCATCCTCGATATCCATCATGTTAAGTGTATCGGATCGATGGTACAATTCACATAGGCGTTCGTTCATACGCTTGACTTTAGATTCTACACGTGTAATGTCAATAGATACAGGGAGTCCATCATCGGTTAATTCTTCTTTCGTAAAAAAGTTTTCGTATCCGATACGATAGGATAGGTATATATCATCACGGTTGTTAATTTTCCACATATCTTCCAGTTGCACGAGAAAATTCATGACATCGTCATGAGAAAAAGTTTGTATTTGGTTCGTCCACATAGCACTATTCGCATCGTCTCGATTCGCCGTCTCGTCGATAAAATGTGTAACGGAGTCTGTCATTTTCTATTTATAGAATTCATTTTTTAAGCGGCGTTATCTCTTCTGGAGAGTTGACAAAAGTTTTACTAGGATTTTGTTTTGAATTTCCATTTGATGACCCATATTCACGAGGGCACTACACACGGTATCACCTTCGGGTGTTGTGAGGGTCGAACCAAGAATAGCCTCCATCGGGGCGCTATAATTTTCATCCTCATCTTCATATTGTGACAGATCAATATCGTCAACATTCTCAGGCTGAGAACCTGTTTGAGATTCGTTTTCATATTCGGATCCGGATCCGGATTCAGATTCGGCACTGGGGTGAGGCACTGTTGTTTCGGAGGTGGACATTTATGTATGATGAGGAAAAATAGTGCCGTGTTTTTCGCGGCTGAAATAAAATGTTGGTATATAATACAATACTCTCAAAATGGCCGGTGGTCTCATGCAACTCGTCGCTTACGGTGCCCAGGATGTTTACCTTACCGGAAACCCTAAGGTTACTTTCTTCCAGGCGGTCTACCGCCGCCACACAAACTTCGCGATGGAAAACATCGAACAAACTGTCAACGGTACCGCCGGTAACTCCGGTCGCGTGTCCGTGACCGTCGCCCGTAACGGTGATCTCGTCGCTGACATGTACGTTGAAATGAAGGCCGCTACCGGTCTCGCGACCATCTCCACCGCCGCCGGTGCCCTCGACAACGCGTGGGTTGCCGAGCGTGCGATCAAGGATGTTGAGCTGTCCATCGGTGGTCAGCGCATCGACAAGCACTACCAGAAGTGGTGGCGCATGTACTCCGAACTGTACCTCGACGCCTCTAAGAAGGCTGCGTGGGGTAAGATGACCACGGGTTCGGTGAACACCACGACCGGTGCTGAAGGACAAGTGTTCCTTCCCCTGATCTTCTTCTTCAACCGCAACCCCGGTTTGGCGCTTCCCCTCATCGCCCTCCAGTACCACGAAGTCCGTTTGGATTTCGACCTGTCGGCTGAGTTCGAAATGTACATGGACACCACGAAGACCTTCAAGGTGTGGGCCAACTACATCTACCTGGACACGGAAGAACGAAGGCGATTCGCCCAGAAGGGTCATGAATACCTGATCGAGCAGGTGCAGCACACCGGATCTGACACACTTGCTGCTGCCGAGGCGACCAAGCAAATCCGTTTGTCGTACAACCACCCCGTCAAGGAACTCGTGTGGTGCGCCTCCGAGCCTAACGTGTCCAACGTTGCCATGTGGAACTTCACGCAGTCCGCGGCCAGCGTGTCCACCGATGTTGCCAACCAGAGCCTCACCGGTACCCTGGTGCACACCGACCTTGATGCCGGTAACTGCCCCAAGCTGATCACCGGTGAAGGTGCGGTTTTCAAGACCGCCTTCGATGAAGAATCTTCGGGTTCGATCAAGTCCATGAAGCTCGTGCTCAACGGCCAAGACCGTTTCAAGGAGCAGTCCGGTAAGTACTTCAACCAAGTGCAATCCTACAACCATCACTCCGGTACCCCCATGCCCGGTATCTACTCGTACTCTTTCGCGCTCAAGCCCGAAGAGCACCAACCTACCGGCACATGCAACTTCTCGCGCATCGATAACGCGCAAGTGTCCATCGTTACCGCGAAGGGTAACTCCACCGTGACCACGCTCAACATGTTCGCGGTCAACTACAACGTCCTCCGCATCCAGTCTGGTATGGGAGGCCTCGCCTTCTCTAACTAATTTGCTGGTCACAGTTAATTAATAAAAAATATAGTTTGTAATTCAATTTTAAAAACACGTTTAATGTTATTTAAAACT